GGCAAGCAGCCATTTGGCCTTTGGCGCTAACGCAACAGACTCAGTGATGGCCGTCTTCCAGAAGTTATACATCCTCTGTGCGTCTTTAACCTGGCGAATCATGCCGTACTTTTTACGCTTGTTGTCAACAACAAATTCCTCGCCGTAAACCGGCACGATCGGTATGAACTTGCCTGGCCAATCGTATTCTTCCAACACCTGAATGCCAGTACATTTGATCATCTTGACCAATTTCCGCATGGTTGGGCGTTCGTCAACGATTTCTAGCCCAAGCATATTCATATCGTCTTTGCTGGGCGCTTTGGACTTAAATACCTTTGTGCCGTCAGACAACAGTAAAAGCGTATCTTTGATGTGCTCTGTATACCAAAACTCGGCAATCCTGATATCTTCTTTCATTACCCACTCAGCATTACTGTCACCAGTTCCGCGCTGGGTAAAACCAACGCCGGTGTCGGCATCGGGGTAGAGTTTCTCAAATTCCTTCTTGCTGACTACAGTAGTCACCAAACAGCGTTCAGCGTCTGATCCATCTGGTAGTGTGCTATTAGGGTCAAAATACACTGTAAAAGGGTTGTGAATCTGCTCAATGAAGATGTCTTGGTCAAACGTTTTGTCGCTGATGTAGTCAGTTGTGACCCTCCAATAACCAAATCCGCAGCGCACGGCGTAGTTAAAAGCATTGTCGTAAGCGTGGTCAGCGTCTGAGTTGACCTCGATATGTCGGCAAATACCAGTCAAAATCTCGGCCACTTTAGCGTCTGACTGACTGTTCATGCCATGAACCTTGATCCGCGGGCGTTGTTGGCGTTGCTGGTTGGTCACCTGGCGCACATAAGCGTCAACCTTATTGATCGTCAGGCAGGGTCTGGCTTCAAGATTACGGCTGTTTTGTATCTCTACCGGCCATTGGTCACCAGAACCAAACTTTAAGTCTTCAAGGGCTTCTGAACGATTGTTAGTGTCAGCATCATTGGCAAGTTTCAAGAACTTCTTGGCCATGTCTATGCGTGGATCATAATCGTCTTGGTAGTCTGACATAATTTATCCCATCCAATTTGCTGAATAATCGTACGTTGCCTTCTTCTTAACAGGCTTTCTAGGCTCTTGGACCATTAATCCCAGCATTCTGAACGCATCAGCACCATGCGAGTATTGGTCATGCAATGGCGTTCTACTGAACTGCTTGGTGTCAGGGTCAACCTCATACCTGTAGTGTCGTAAACATTGTAAGCCATCCGTTGTGTTTTGCCTATCAAAGTAACACCGCGGGAATATTGTCCTGGCAGCGTTAATACTGTCCGCAATTGGCACTCGATCCAAAACCCTGACGTTCATTCCTGTTGCCCTGACGATTTCCTCAATGGATCGGCCAGTTCCTAAATTCTTACTAGCAGCATCATGGGGCAGATAATGAGTGTCAAACACATAACCAAACTTCTGGATTTCAGCTAGATAGTAACTGATGGTCTTCTGTGAGTCTTCCATATAGCGCAGAACCCTGATTTCCACGCCTATAAACTGCACAAACCAAATGGCGGTACTATCAGCCCAACCCAAGTCCCAAATCGTGTAGACGGGCTTTATAGGGTCATACGGCACGTTTGTGATCTGGTTGTTAATCTCGGCCATTTGCATCTCTTTGGCAAATACAGCTCCGTCAACTGTCAACCGGCACATTCCTTCCCAGACTGTCTGGTAGGCTTCTGGATCACGATTCTTGAGCGCATCTTTCTCGTCTCTCAGCACTTCAGGAAACCAAGGGTTATCTTGCCAACCGATTTTGACCACTTTGGCGTTGTCTGGCGGGTTGGACACCCAGCGCCGGTAAGTCTCGTCTGTTTCCAGTTCGGGGTTAAAGCTGATCCAAATCTCAGATTTCTCTTTACGAATCGTAGGAATCAATACATCATAAGAACGCTTGGATACGCTTTGGGCTTCTTCAACCCAGCAGATATCCACACCCTCATAAGACTTAACGTTGCTGACGTTATTCTTCAAGCCAACAAAGTTAAACTCTGTGCCGTTCTTGCCCCTGATCGTTCTGTCGGTGATTTCATAGAATTCTGTCAAACTCATGGCCATGATCTGGTCACTCAGCAACTTGTGGACTGAATCCTTGATGCTGGTCTGGAATTCTCGGGCACATAGCACCCTGGTCACCTTGGTTGATCCAATGACCAACAACGCCCTGGCAATTCCCCAACTCTTAGCACCACCACGGCCGCCGTACAAAACCTTATACCTTGATGGCTCAAATAAACATTGCAGTTTTAACGGGAACTCAATATTAGGTGTCATTGGGTTTGACAAAGGTTACTTGTAAGCCACTTAGCAATGGCGCACCATTCTCACCAGTCAACTCGACCTTGCTATTATCCCTATACTTCTTAGGAAACCTCGCAGCCATTGACCTAGACCACAATGTTGCGTTTAGCTTAGGCCCATCTTTATACTCTAACATATACGCTTGGCATTGATCTTCCCACCATGCTTGCTCTAATTCCTTTGCTGTAGATAAGGCTTGCATAAACTGTGGATAAGTATCTTTCCATAAGTAAATAGTTCTCAAAGCAAAACCTAGTTCTTTGGCTATTTGCTCTGTGCTTTTACCAAGCGCACCCAACTCTACTACTTTATCGCAGAATGATTCGTCATAGTCTGTGGGTCTACCGCCTGGGTGTGTCATTTCTTTTTCTTAGCTTTCTTTTCTGCTTCACGCTTAACATTTAGCGCAATGGCTACGGCTTGGCGTTGTGGTTTTCCAGCCATGATTTCTTTTTCAATGTTCTTACCAACGGCTTTTTCTGATTTAGATTTAATGAGTGGCATTAGCAATTCCAGTTCTTTAATGATGCTTTAGCCCTTTCTGCTGGGCCTTTAGCGTTTTTAACAACTCCAGACATTCTTGAGCAAAATGAATTTTTCCGTGCTTTGTCCTTTTCTGTTTTCGGATTAGGCGCTGGAGGTTTAAGATTTGAATTGTTTTTAGCATTGTACTCAGCCCGACCCTTGGCAGTCATTCCCGCACCCTTTTCTGTTGGGTTATAGGTTTTACCCTTGCCTGTAGTCTTATGTTCAATGGGTTTGTCGTGCTTTTTCATTCGACTTCCTCCACAAAACAAACATCTTTCCAAGACATCACAATCAATTGATCGTCTTGGTCTTTTAGTTCTTGGTACTTAAGATATTCGTCTTTGTAATCCTTGGCCAATGTGCCAAAGTAAATCTTGTCCCCAACGCTTAAACCCTGTTCGGCAGCTTCATCACCCAAAGCGGTAATGTGGCCTACTGTGGGCGCTTCTGCGGTCTGTAACCACAATTCGCTTTGTAGGCGTTGGATTGGCTTTACAAATAACTTGTCACGCAATGGCTTAATCATTTCCGTGGTCTCCCGCGCTTTGGAGTTGGAATTGTCACTTCTTCCATGCCCATAGCAGAAAAAACGCCCAAGAGGTCAGTCTTGGGCAAAGTCTCGGCAACTGCTTCACCCTCCGAGAGTTTCTTCGCAAATTCACCACACCACTCATTTTGTGAGCGGGTCTTGTAGTCAGGATATCTGCGGCAAGTTCCGATGTCATGCCCCAAATAAAACTTGCATACCTTACAATTGTCTACAGTCATTTCAACTACCCTCTTAGTTGTTGTGATTAGAAATCCCCCAATGTGTTCTAGACTTTGGGGGGTTTCGCTTTACATCGTGTCTTGAACGTGAGGAACGCGCTTGTGTTCGTAAACGTTCTTCTCACCCATGTGGCCCTTCATCTCACCCAAACGGCCGTCATGGTGACCCATGTGGCTGCCGTCACGCTCGCCAATTCCATCCATCTTACCCATGCCAACTCCGCCCTCGATGGGGCGCTTACGCTCGCCTGATGTGTCGCTGGATAATGCGCCTTTAGGGATTTTCTCACCTGATGCGCCTGGCACAAACATTTCTCTGTCTTCCTTGGGTACGCTAACCTTCTTCTCGCCTGTGCGATCTGATGCTTTTGCGCCCATAGGCAACTTTTCCATTTTGGGGTATCCCATGATAAATCCTTTGTTTCTTTGCAAAAAACACTACACTTTGTAGCAATTACACTATATCACATTTTGGGTTTGTCAA